AGCCGCCGGAGCGGTGCTTAAGCCGTAAGGCGGGAATTATGCGGTATTGCCTTTAGTATCGTCATCGTAGCATGGAGGGGCGGCGGGTGTCAAGCGGGAAAGCGGAAAGAGAAGCGGAAGTCCGGTTTTTGGGATTGCCAGGCGGGAATTTGCAAAAATATATTGACAACTATATGTTGTTGCATTAAGATGAGAGTAACCAACAATACCTGACAGGAGCGGCAACATATAAGGAGGACAGCGATGGACTATAAGGAAAAAGTGGAGTGGCTGGGTCGCTATCAGGCGTCTGTCAGCTGCCAGCACATGCTGGAAGAAGAAATCGAGGTGCTGCGCAGCGACGCCGAGCGGGTGACGGCCTGCATGAGCGGCATGCCCGGGCGCAGCGGCCCTAACGCGGACAGGCTGCCGCGGGCCGTAGAACGTATCGAAGAAGCGCAGAAAAGGCTGGAGCAGCAGCTGGAAAGCTGCATGGAAACGCGCGCGGAGATTATGTGCGGCATCATGACGGTGCGGGATAGGCCGGGGCAGGAGGTGCTGCGCCGCCGCTATGTGATGGGGCAGAATTTTTCGGAAATCGCGGAGGCGATGGGGGTAGTTCAGCGCCGAGCGTACCAGCTGCACCGGACGGCTGTGGAGGGGATGGCCGTGCCGAAGCGGGCGTGAAAAAGATTTCAGTAAATTTCCCGAAGATTTCGCAAAATTTCATTGTATTTCACAACCAACAGTGGTAATATGATACCATCGAAACTCGTGAGAGGAAGTGATTCCTCCCGCGGGTTTTTTTATGCCCATTCGGGAAAAGGAGGGATGCCGTTGTGTGAGATCGACGCGGACCATGTGCTGGACGAGCTGGCCGAGATCGCCTTTGCCGTCCCCGGCGAGGAGGGCGGTCTGCCGGTCAAGGTGGCCGACAAGCTGCGCGCGCTGGAAATGCTGTACAAGCATCTGGGCCTGGGCGACGGGGCGAAAACAGAGGGGGTGGTCATTGTGGACAGTGAAAGTTAGGAGAGAGGAGATAGGAGAGAGGAGAGAGGCACCAAGGTGGAAGTGCGGCTGAAGGAGAAGATACCCGGCGTGTTCTGGCCCGTGCATCAGGCAATACGGCGCGGCGAGGTGACCGAGGTCGTGGCCAAGGGCGGGCGCGGGTCCGGTAAGTCGAGCTATCTTTCGATGGAGCTGGTCTGGCAGCTGCTGCGCCACCCGGACTGCCACGCCGTGGTGCTGCGCAAGGTCGGCGGCACGCTGCGCAACAGCGTGTACAACCAGATCGTATGGGCCATCGGGGAGCTGGGGTGCGCGGGGTATTTCCGCTGCACGGTCAGCCCGATGGAGTGCACCTATCTGCCCACCGGGCAGAAGATCTTATTCTTCGGGACGGACGACCCGGGCAAGCTCAAGAGCTTAAAGCTGCCGTTCGGCGCTGTGGGCATTTGTTGGTTTGAGGAGCTTGACCAGTTCGACGGCCCCGAGGAGGTGCGCAACGTCGAGCAGACCGTGCTGCGCGGCGGCAGCTGGACGCTGACGTTAAAGAGCTTCAACCCGCCGGCCATGGCCCGCAGCTGGGCCAACCGCTACGCGCTGGAGACCCGCCCCGGCAAGCTGGTGCATCATTCGACCTACCGCGATCTGCCGCGGGCCATGCTGGGTGAGCGGTTCTGGGCCGACGCCGAGCACCTGCAGCGGACGAACCCGGCGGCGTTCCGCCATGAGTACGGCGGCGAGGTCGTGGGCAGCGGCGCGGCGGTGTTTGCCAATTTGCAGCTGCGGGCCGTGCCGGACGACGAGCTGGAACGGTATGACCGCGTCTACTACGGCGTGGACTGGGGCTGGTACCCCGACCCCTGGGCCTACAACGCCGCGGCCTACGATGCGGCGCGGCGGGTGCTGGTGGTTTTTGACGAACTGACGCGCAGCCGAACGCCGAACCGCGAGACGGCAGAGCTTTTGCTGGCGCGCGGCGCAGGCACGGACGGCCCGCTGACGGCGGATGCCGCCGAGCCGAAATCCTGCGCCGACTACCGCGCCGCCGGGCTGCCCTGCCGCGCAGCCCAGAAGGGCCCCGGCAGCGTGCGCGAGAGCATGAAGTGGCTGCAGGGGCTGGCGGCGATTATCATTGATCCGGTGCGCTGCCCGGCCACGGCGGCGGAGTTCAGTGAGTACGAGTACGAGCGCGACCCGCGGACGGGCGAGGTGCTGCCGGGCTACCCCGACGTGAACAACCACCACATTGACGCGGTGCGGTACGCGGTGGAGGGGGTGTGGAGAAGGAGAGGAAGCTAAAATGTGCTGCGCATGTAGGGGCCGCACATGTGCGGCCCGCAGCCTGGCGAAAACGGAAGTCTGCGGGAAGGCCGCGGGCCGGGCATGCCCGGCCCCTACCGCGTGGCAATGAAGGAAGGAGAGGATGATTTGCAATCCTATTTGGAACAGGCATTTGGGAAAAGTGACGTTACATCCGTCAAAATGCGGGCGGCGGTGCGGGAATGGTTTGATCTGTACTACGGCGTGCCGCGCGCGGGCGAGGATACCGCGCCCCGTGTGGCGGCGCTGATCGTCGGCAAGCTCTGCCGTACGGTCTTTGCCGAGTACGAGACCCGCCTGCCGCCCGAGGCACCGGACCCGCTGCGCCGCAGCCTGTCGGCGCTGAACGCGGCGGCCAAGACCGCGATGCAGTACGCGCTGGTGGGCGGAGAGTGTCTGCTGAAACCGGTGCCGCGGGACGGGGCGTTCGACTTTGCGGCCATCCGGCGCGACTGCTACGTGCCGCTGGCCCGCGACGCCCACGGCAGCCTTCTGGCCGTCGGCACGATGGAGCGGCACAGCGTCGATGGGCGGCAGTACGCCCTTTTGGAGCGCCGCACCGCGGGCGCGGACGGCCTGACCATCGAAACGCGGCTGTTTGAGCTGAACGGTCAGACATTGGGCCGCTGTGTGCCGCTGGCCACGCTGCCCGCCTGTGCGGAGCTGGTCCCGCAGCTTGTGCTGCCGGGGGTGCAGGGCGTCGGGCTGGCCGTGCTGAAAACGCCGCTGATGAACTGTGTGGACGGCAGCACCGACGCGGTCAGCATCTACGCCCCGGCGGCGGGGCTGCTGCACGCACTGGCCCGCTGCGAGGAACAGCTGAACGCCGAATTTGCGAACGGTGCGTCCCGCGTTTTTGCGTCGGAGGACCTGCTGCGCCCCGATGCCCAGGGCCGCCGTGCGCTGCAGGACGATCTGTTTGTCGGTCTGCCGGACGACCCGGCCAATGTCGGCGTGACGGTCTACAGCCCGGCATTGCGGGAGGGCAGCTATCTGGCCCGCAAGCAGGATCTTCTGCGCGGGTGTGAGAGCCTGCTGGGCCTGCGCCGCGGCATTCTGAGCGAGGTCGAGACCCCCGCCGAGCCGCGCACGGCGACGGAGATCACCGCAACGTCGGTGGACTATGACCTGACGATCCGCGACCTGCAGAGCGCGTGGACGGATGCGGTGCAGCAGGCCATGGCGCTGTGCAGTGCGCTGGGCGCGGTGTACGGGCTGGACGGTCTGCCGCAGACCGCAGCCCCGGCTATCGACTGGGGCGACGGTGTTTTGTATGACCGTGCGCGTATCTGGGCCGAGCAGCGTGAGCTGGTGGACGCAGGGCTTCTGCGCCCCGAGCTGGCACTGGCGTGGTATTTTGATCTGCCGCATGAGACCGAGGCGGAGCTGGCAGAGATTCGCCGCCGGTTTATGGGCGATGCAGGGCGGGCGCAATGAGCCTGCCGTGCAGTGCGGCGGGGTGAGGTCACCCCGATCTACGATGCTGCAGAAAGTGAGGTGAAATACAATGGAGAACGAGCAGAACAAGCCGATGCAGACCCCCGCGCCCTATGCCGCGGGGACCGGCAGCGTGCCGGTAGCGCTGGACCGCGACGCCTTTGCGCGGATGGGATACCGGGAGAGACTGGCGCTGAAGAAGGAGAACCCGGAGGTTTATAAAGAGTTGAGGAAGTGAGAGGCCACCTCCCTCGCAGAGGGAGGCAAGAAAGCAGCCCAACCCTGCAAAGCAAACCGTGAAAGGGGCAACCAACGGAAACCGGCGGGCCGGGCATGCGGCCCCTACCGTACAAAAGTAAAAACACAAAAAAGGAGAAACTATATGTCTGATTTCATCACGAAGCTGTCCGAACTGATCGACCCTGAGGTTATGGGGGATATGGTGTCCGCGCGCATCCCGAAGAAGCTGCGCGTGGCACCGTTTGCCAAAATTGACGATACGCTGCAGGGCGTGCCCGGCGATACCATCACCGTGCCCGCCTACACCTACATCGGCGACGCCTCCGACGTGGCCGAGGGCGGCGAGGTCGCCATTGAGAAGATGACGACCTCCACCCGCAAGGCCACCATCAAAAAGGCCATGAAGGGCATCGGCCTGACCGACGAGGCCGTGCTGTCCGGCTACGGCAACCCGGTGGGCGAGGCCAATACCCAGCTGGCGCAGGCCATTGCCGCCAAGGTCGACAATGACTGCATGGACGCTTTGCAGACCGCAAGCCTGATCTACGACGGCAGCCAGGCCCAGATCAGCTACAACGCCATCGTCGATGCTGTTGACCTGTTTGAGGAGGAGATGGGCTGCTCCGACAAGGTGCTGTTCATCCACCCGAAGCAGGTCACCCAGCTGCGCAAGAACCCCGACTTCCTGAGCGCCGACAAGTACACGCCCGGCGTCAGCCTGACCGGCGAGATCGGCATGATCGCGGGCTGCCGCCTTGTGCCCAGCAAGAAGGTCCCGCTGACCGAAGGCGTCTACGCCTGCCCCATCGTCAAGCTGGAGGCCGACCCCGAGGTCGATGACGAGATCCCGGCGCTGACCATCTACCGCAAGCGCGAGGTCAACATTGAGACCGAGCGCAAGCCCAAGACCCGCACCACCGAAATCACGGCGGACGAATTTTACGTCGCTGTGCTGTCCAATGAGGCTAAGGTCGTGCTGGCAAAGTTCAAGGCGTAAGGGGGCGTGCGCGTGCCGGATTATACCTTTTACGTAGAGGATTACCTGGGCGAGGACATCCCGGAGAAGGAGTTCCCCCGCTTCATCAGACGCGCCGGGGACGAGCTGCGCCGTATGCGGGAGATGTACGCCGTGGCCCCGCGCCAGGGGCTGGACCCGGAGCTGGCCGAGAGCATGGCGCTCTGCGCTGTGGCCGACGCAATGTACGAGTTCGCGCAGGAGGACGAAGCCCGGGGCATTGCGAAGGTGAGCGTCGGCAGCGTGAGCGAGACCTACACCGCGCCGCCCGAGCTGTGCTCCCGCACGCTGGCAGACCGGGCGGCGCATTTCCGCCACGAGGCGGGCTACTATCTGCGGATCGGGCGGTGGCTGCCCCATGAATAAGCTGTACCGCGATACCGTGACGCTCTACCACGCCGACGCGGCGGCGCAGACCGTGGTGCGCACCGTACTGCGGGGCGTCTGCTGGCAGCAGGGCCGCCGGGAGCTGCCCGACGCAGACGGCACACGCCGGGGCACGGCGCTGCTGGTGGTCATCCCGGAGACGGCGGCCCGGTACGGCGCGGACTATACACTGGCACCGGGGGACAGGCTGTTCCCCGGCGAGGGCCCGGCGCTGACCTGGGCCGACTGGTCGGGCTTTGTGCCCGCGGCGGTGGAGGGTGCGGCGCTGGTGCAGTACGTGCTGCCGATGCGGCTGCGAGGTAAACCGCACCATGTCGAGGCCGGTGCCTGGTGGAACGGAAGCGGAACGGGCGTGAGGAGCCTGACGAGGTGAGAATTTTTTTGGCTTCTCCCCCGGGGGAGAAGCTGCCGCCCGCAGGCGGCTGATGAGGGGCGAGCTTGCGTGGCCGAACGATGAAAGGGAGGGCCGCGCGAAGTCTGCCCTCATCCGGCGCTGCGGCGCCACCTTCAGTCTACGCGCTAAAAGCCGCCTTCGGCGGTTGCGCTTCGACACGCGCTTGCGAGCGCAGCCCCTCGGGGAAGGCTTTAGAGAAGGAGGCAAACCATGCTTACAAAAATGACGGCCTTTCTGGCCCGGGCCCCTGCCCTGCAGGGGCTTTCTTTGACGGTGGGGGACGTTGGCCCCGCGCCGTACACGGCAGGGCTGTGGTGCCGGGGCATCACGGTGCTGGACCGGCGGGAAAACCTGCTGGGCCGCGTGACACAGCGCTGCCGGGCGGAGTTCACGCTGCGGCTCTGTCTGCCGCGCACCGATGCCGACAACGCCGCGCGGCTGCTGGATCTGCAGACCTGGGCGGCAGCGGAGAGCGCCGCAGGCCGCGGGCCGGTGCTGGGCAACGCGGGGCGCGAGGTCCTGCGCGCCGAGCAGGGCCGTATGGAGCGCGCCGACGCGGGCGGCACGGCGGTCTACACCGTGCGTTTACAAGCGGAATACACACAAGTTTATACGGAGGAAACCACATGAAAATTGAACGCAAGTACATGGCCCACTACCTGAACGCCGCCTTTGGCAGCGGCGACGCCAGCTACACCCGCCTGGGCAGCGATCTGGAGGAATACTCCCCCGAGCTGACCGCGAACGTGGAGAAAAAGTCGAATATCGTCGGTGAGACGACGGTTACGATCAACGGCTACCAGAAACAGGGCGAGGTCAGCCCCTACTACGCCGAGCCGGGCGACCCGCTGTTTGAGCGTCTGCAGGCCATCATCGACGGCGATCTGGTGCTGGATGACCTGAAAACCGACATCGTCGAGGTCAAGCTCTGGGACAAGGATACGGCGGGGGCGTACCCCGCAGTGCGCGAGGAATGCTACATCGAGGTCGTCAGCTACGGCGGCGACACCACCGGCTACCAGATCCCGTTCAACGTGCATTACACCGGCGTCAAGACGAAGGGCACGTTTGACCCGGCAACCAAGAAGTTTACGCAGGCGTGACAGGCAAAAGAGCGGCTGCCGGAAGGCTGCCCCTCATCCGGCGCTGCGGCGCCACCTTCAGTCTACGCGCTAAAAGCTGCCTTCGGCGGTTGCGCTCCGACACGCGCTTGCGAGCGCAGCCCCTCGGGGAAGGCTTTGAAGAAAGGAGAGTACGATGGAGCTGAACATTGACACCGGCGTGGAGGAATTCCGCGTCAACGGGCGCGGGGTGCTGCGCTTTAACCCGGCAGACCCGAACCTCTACCACCGCTTTTTTGCGGCGGGGGCAGAGCTTGACGGCTACGACGCCGCGCTGACAAAGGCGCTGGCGGCGCTGGACGGCGACGAGCAGCAGCGCGCCGCGGCGGGGCTGGCCCTGCTGAACGAGTATGACGGCAAGATCAAGAAGCTGCTGACCGGCATCTTTGGCGCGGAGAACGACTTTGACGCGATCCTGGGCGGGGTGAACCTGGCGGGCGTCGGGGCCAACGGCAAGCGTGTGGTGCAGAACCTTTTGGAGGCGCTGACGCCGATCCTGCGCGAGGG